TGAAAGTAATGCAGTTGCTAATGATATACCACCAATTGCACCTGCTACTTTTCCTGTTGAAAGTCCACTTAAATATTTACCAAGACCTTTACTTTTAATTCCAGATAACATTCCTCCTAAACCACCACTACCGAATAAACCCATTTTATAACCACCTAAACCTAATAATGCAGCTTTACCTAATGGACTTTTAAATATTTTCTTAGCTTTTTTAAATATACTTCCTAGACCATAAGCACGTCTACCTGTGTACTTGTCCATAATTCCACCGTAAGCTCTTCCAACTCTTCCACCTTCAGCTCTAAATGCTAGAGGCATCATCCACTCTTCCTCTACAACTTCTTCTTCATCCTTTTGATTTTTACCACCAACAAAACAATACGCTGGAGGGTTAGGTCCTTTACATGGATCTTGTGGTACATCTGGTCCGTCTCTGTCAGGAGGAGGATTCATATTAGGGTAGAATTGTTCAAATTCTTTTTGTGTTATGGTATCTTGTCCTAAAACTTTTGATATATCTCTTATTTTTTCTTCATCCATTGTCCCTACAATACCTTGTCCAAACATAGCCTGTAATTGTAAAGGAGAAACATTTTCAAGACCTAAATAATCTGATGAATCTAATTTAGGTTTTCCTGTCATTTTATTAAATACGCCAATTACACTGGGCATTTGAAACTTTCTTCCTCCACCTATGTAATCAACAAGTCCCATTAATTGATTTTTTTTAAATGGAGTTGTTTTTTCAATAATAGATTGATTTAATTTTTCAATAGGTCCTAGTTTACCGTCTTTATTTTTATCATACTTCTCTAAATTAAATTGATCTTTTTCAATTTTAGTGGGTCCAGCAACATAAGATAAAGCTTTTTCTTCTTCATCTTCATCCGTTAATAAATCTAAATTAACTTTCTTTTTTAAATTTTCTTTTTTTAAAAGTTGTTTTAAATTTACGTCTTTAGCTATTTTCTTTTGTATTTCTTTTTGTTTTTCAATATCTTTTTGTATTTTTGCTTGGTCGTCTTTAAAAATTCCCTGTCCTTTTTCTCGCATCTCATTAATTCGTTGTCTTTGATCTGCTAATTGTTGTTTTCCTTTAGGTGTATCATAGTAACCTGATCCCATTTGATCTTGTCTACCTCGTGATGGTTTCGCATCAAAAGTTTGTGATCTTTGTCTATTAGCAGCTGTTTCTCTCGCTCTATCTTCATTTGGATTATAGTAAGATGGTATACCTTCTTCGGTCATAGCTTCTTGACCACCTAAATCTTTTAATGTGTCCGCTTCGCCGGGAGTAATGTAAGCCAACATGTGTGGCTGATTTTTAATTGTTTTTGTATTAGGAATTCCTTGGTCCATGTTCCGTGATTCATCGCCAATGCCACCTGGATCAATGCCTATGACTTCATAATACTTATCACTATCGTAAGCTATTTCACCAGCTTCATCATAGTCATAGCCGTATTCATCCATCAATAGTTCCATTCTTTTAATGTACCAATCAGGACCAGCCATTAGCATTTCTTGTTTTTTAAGAGGTCTTTCTCCTTCGTACTTAATGCTTGGAGCACCAGTTTCTATCATGGAAGATTCTTCTATAATATCTGTAATTGCCATAGTTTTTTAAAATATCCTATTTTACTTTGTTTTACAATCCTTTGGTTTCAGCACCTAAAACAACTTGCTTAACTTTAACATGAACATCTCGTTTAATATGTTCTCTTTTAGTAGTAGTCTCTGGATGATCTACATCATCGTCAGCTTCTTTATCTGACATATATTCTTGGCCTGTTTCAGTATTAGTAAGTGTTACTTCTACTTCAGGTGTAATAACTCTTACATCTTTACCGTCTATTTTTTGTATTTCGTCTTTAGCTTCTTGTTCTATAAATGGCATATTTTCCTATGTTGTTGTAACCTCGGTAGGTCTTGAAATTTGTAATACAGAGGCAGTCATTTTTATAACATTTCCTGTGGCACATTGCATCTTAATTTTATCGCCAGCTTCTAAAATAACAACATTATTAAAGGTTAATAAATCAATACTTCCACTAGCATTTATACTGACTTTATCAAATTCATAATCAGTGCTATCTGATTCATCACGTACTTTAATCTCTACATCTAAAGCACCACTATGACTATTAAATAATTTAACACTTTTTACTATAGAAGTCGTAGCTGATGGAGACTCATACATATCATCATATGATCCTGCAGATGTTACTTTAGCTTGAATGTTTTTATATACGTTTGCCATTATGCCATGAAGAAATTAAATCTTTCTTGATCATCCTTTTCTGGTTGTAAATACGTAGAATTTAACTGTTCAATCATAGAACTAATTGCTCTATTAATTTGTCTTTGGTTATCTTCTGTATATTCTCTTTTAGGTTCTGGTAATCTTACTACTATTTTTGTCATTATCTTCTCCCGTCTGGTTGTAAGTCTATTTGGAAAGTTCCAAATCTCCACGCTTCTCCTGCGCCATCATTTTCTATTTTTAAACTGGCATATCTTCCTCTAGCTCTAGTATCTTCTTTAGTTGTTGCAGATGTAATAGTAAATGGACTGTAAGTACTATTACCTGCTGTTGAAGAAGGATAGTCTTTTAATCCAATAGTTACTTTTGCATTTCCTGTCAACGTTTTAAAGTCTGGAACAAATCTTCTCATAGCTAGAAACAATTCTGGTTGATCTTGTTGTAAAGCAATATCATAAGATTCAATATAAGATGTTAAAGCAGTTGTACTTCCATCAGGATTAATTTGATCTGTCCCTGTTTCTTGTTCATAAAAAGTAGTTTGTCCTAATCCTTCAGCTCCAACTATAGTTGGAAAACTTCCTACTGCCGCACTGTTATAATAAGTAGAGTAAGGTTTTGGATAAACAATAGCATCAATCCAAGCTGTTCTAATTGAATTTGAATTTACTCCTGTATACCAATTACCCATTGGTACTTGTTTAGATTCACCATAATTAAATACTACATATTTATCATTATAAGTTGAACCTGAAGATGGATAATACCAGATTACTTCTGTAAATAAGTTGTTAATTCCTGCAGCTACTTGTTGACCTTTAGTCGTGTCAAAATTATCATAAACATAATCTTCAACAGCACAAGGCAATGAATTAACCGTACCATCAAATGCAAAGAAACCATTATTACTTAACCAATAAGCAACACCATCAATCTCACAACAAGCATTCTGACCAATTAGTCCACAGTTAGTACCTACCTGTTCAAATCCAAATGTAAAAGGTGAACCTACAAATTTCATTGAATACAATGCATTATCAGTCCACACTAGAATATTTTCTTTAGCAACAATTGATCCCATAATTTTAGTTCCATCTTGCAGTCTATATGTTCCTGCACTGTTATCAGCTGCTGGTGCATAAGTATTAATTGCTCCTTGGTCCGAGAACCTAATAAACATATCGTCTTGTGTAGAAGCTGTGCCAACAGTTGTTTCTGTTCCAAGATGAATTAAGTGACGTGTGGTTGGAGATATTAAAGTCATTCTAGAAGCTGTTGGGTTTCCTAAATCTCCATTAATATTTGTTGCATAATTATTTGTAGTTGTTGAAGCTCGCGCAGTAAATCTTGCATCTCCACTAATACCAGAATCCCATGTAAAAGTTTTTCCATTAGAAATTGTTGCAACTAAAACTTGTCCCCAATTACTTAGAGACCATAAGCCTGGTTCAAGTGAAACACTAGAAGCATTAACCGCTTCTCCCCATCCGTTCCAATCTGTTGCATCATAAACAATAGTTGCATCGCTATGAGCTTGTCCGTTTGAAGTTCCTGGAGTTGCGGTTCCAAAAGCACCTCTTGTAATAGTTGTTAAATCATTAGATGAAATACCAGTATAAGAAATTAATTCTCCTGTACCTAAAACTCCAACAGAGGCAACTCCTGGATTAGAAAAACCAGTTGTAGATGTTAAAGTTACCGAAGTTCCAGAACCACCTGTTCCAGCTGTGTCCGCTAGTAATGCACCATCTAAATCATTTGAAAGACTTCCAGTAATATTTCCTCCAAAAGTTCCCACACCAAAACCATAACCATATGTTTGAGCTGCGGGTCCTACTCTTTGATAAGGTTGAACCGTCATACTTCCACCGGTAGAAATAACTGAACTTGCTTGATTTGCAGAGTTAATTGTAAATGTAACATTAGATGGAACAGATAAAACTTGAAATTTTTTATCTTCAAAATCACTAGCACTTAAACCTGTTCCTCCTGGTAAAGTTACAGAATCTAAAACAATAATATCTCCTACTTCTAAACCATGCGCTGATGTTGTAGTAATGGTGCAAGTTTTAGCTGTAGTACTATTTGTTGCTAAAGTAGAAGACGTAAAAGTTGTTTGCACTCCTGCGTTATTAGATCTCCACGGAGTAATATCATATAGTTGTCCTTCAAAATATATAAGTAAAAATTTATCAGTCCCAATAGCTACATATCTATTTCCATCGGTATCTACAAAGGCATGAATTTTTCTAGCAACTCCATGAATAGTTGTGTCTGATAATAAAGAAGCCCATCCACCTACTTTTTCTGGAAGACCATATCTAAATCTAGCATTATCAGAATCTACCCATCGACCATTAGCTCCAACAGCTGTGTCTTGTTTGTCTACTCCGGGTAAAAATTTAATAGATGTAAGAGCCATCTTTTAAGCTCCTAGGTTGGGAATACTGTCGTGTTGTTTTTATAAGCCCAGCCTCTAGTTGCATCAAGATATATAAGAGTAGATGACTGACCATTGACAGTTAAAGCATCATCACTTGTTGCACTCATAATAGGTTGTCCGTTTCTACCAACTGTAACATTGTTAGAATTAAAGTTTCCTCTTGAATCAATGATTGTAACTTCGTCACCCGAAGAAGGTGAAGCTGGAAGCGTTACCGTTAACGCAGACGTAGCTGTATTGCAAAAAATTTGATCCCCTGCAACAGCTAAATAAGGTGTGTAAGTATGATCAATTGGAACAAATCCTTTTTCTAAAAGAGTTGTAACAGTTTGTGAACCATCAGATTTACATAGCATAGTAGCTCCAACTGGCACAGCTTTTGATGTACCTGAAGCAGTTAAAACACTTAATGTATATTTATTAGTTCCGTTTCTGTTAGTATCATCTTTTATAAACCAAACTCTATTAGCCGTAGCTGGCATAGTTAAAGTTCTATTAGCCGCTAATGTACCATATAATCTAAGGTACATGTTTTTACCATTAGAAGTAGCGCCATCAGTCAAATCTAATGTAATACTAGCTGCTGCCATATCGATAGATAATACACCAGTAGATGATTGTTCTAAAATTTGTAAGTTAGTATTAGTAATCGTACCCCATTGACCAGCTTTTTCACCAGTTGTGATAAGTTCTAATTTTGTATTTGTTGAATAAGTCGATGCCATAATTTTAATAAGGGTCTATCGGTGTCCATACCATTGAAACACCAGGACCAATTTCACTCCATGTTATCGCTTGTGCCACCCCGGAAGAAAGCGTGAAAGTGCTTCCTGTAGGTGTAACATTTGCGTCAGCTTCGATTGTAACAGTTCCTGAACTAATTACAACCTGATTTTTAACAGCCGTCACATTAGCATCTGCGCTAACTGTAACGTTTCCGGTACCTAAAACATATGATGATTTAGTTGGATCAACATTGGCATCTGCTACAACCGTAACAGTCCCAAGTCCTAAAACAACTTGACTAGCGTGTGGAAGTTCTGTGATAGAATCAGCTGTAATTCCAATATTACCAATACCAAGAGTTACTTGAATCTTAGTAGGGGTAATTGTTACACTATTCTGATTAGTAATAGATGCAAAAGGTAATTCAGAAAATGCCGCTGTTCCGAAGAGCATGGTCTACGCTCCGTTGTCGATGATGTTATTGCCCTCTATCTTGGCCCATTCTTGAATTTCTTGGTAATCTGTGTTTGCTTCGTCTAATGGTACAGACCATTCAACATCACCTTTTATCATTTTATAAGAATCAAAAGTTCCTTTTGAATATATTTTTTCTACACTTGTAATCATAATTATAACTCCGCACTAAAAAGTAAATAAGCTGTTGTTGAATTTGCAGCTTCTAATCTGTATGGTCTTTTATCAGTTAGACCTGATGAAACAACCGATCTAACGGAAAGATTATAATCAGATGATTGAGCACTTATAAGAGTAATACTAGTAGTTGCTGTCCCGGCCGAGGCATCTGATACTTGAAAGTTTCCAGATTGTGTTAAAGATGGAATTGATCTCATTGGAAGATATAAATAAAAATTTGTATCTACTTGTGTTGTAGAAAATGCAAGTCCAAGACCTCCTACTGAATTATGGGAACTGCCTGTTCCCGATTTAATACAATACCTTTGACATCTTTCTAAATTTTGACCATAAGGAACTACTTCAAAATCCGTGGCTACCGAACCGGCTTCTAATTGAACGCCTGTTACATATAATTCGTTTGATGTACTATCTGCAAGGTTGACATTCCCTACTGCTCTGTTTGCATTTGTTGTGCTTTCCCAAGCTGTATTTAAAGTTCCAGAATTATAATTACTTCCAGCAGCTAACCACCAAATTAATCTCAAACTATCTCCATTATCATTACCTAAAGCACCAGATGTATCTCCCGCAAAAGTTAAAGTCTTTTTTTCCCAAGTATCAGCTACTGATATTGTGTAAGAGTTATGTATCGTTCTAGTATTATCTAAATCATTTAGCTCTACAATATATGTTCCTGTCTTATTTGACTTAACCCAAAATGATACTGTTAAACTTTCAGCAGATGAAGTTCCTTTTTTAATATATTGTAAGTTTTGACCTTCAAGTTTTTGTGTTAAATATAGTAAGCTATCTGCGCTTAATGAGCCATTTGCTGTAGTACAATCTAATTTTAAAGAGTTTGCAAAACCTTGACCTGTCGGTACATCTGTGCTTTGAGACATTGTCCAAGTTCCAGGAGTTGTTCCAGCAAAGACTTGTTGAAATCTGTCTACAGTATATGTACTTGTAGTAATAGAAGCTGTTGAAGTTCCTCTTTGAGCAATTTGCATGTTACCATTGATTATAATATTCCTGAAGTTTGGTTCACGAACATCTGCTATTGCTGGTGGTTGAATTCTTGTTAGTGCCATTATCCGAACAATGCCTCCACTTCTGCGTCAGTTAAAGCTTCACCTGTTTTTAGTTTAGCTTTGCCTGAAGTTTTGTTAGCTTCTTTTGCAGTATCTGCATCTTTAATCTCTTGTATTTTTGCATCAACTTCAGCTTCACTAGGAAGAGTTGCGGTGTTATCATTTAATATAATATTTTCGTAAGCCATTCTTTTATCCCCAGTATAATCTTTTTTCCAACCATACCATTGATGTTTATCAACATTAAATTTAGCTAAAGCTAATTGTAAATAATCTTTTCTCATTCTATGTGTCCCCCAGACGTATAAAAGTAGTTCCTGTGTATGTTATATCAGTGTCTCCATACCAAACTGAACCAGCACTTATACTTGCAGCATTCATTTTTACTTTAACTTGTGCTGTATCTGTTACATCAATAATAGTTTGACACATTGCGTCTTGTGACTGAGATGTTCCACCATTTGCTCCATAAGCTAGTTGTGCATAACTAGAATTATTTGGAGTTCCATAAATACTTATAGCTATATTATCCGAACCACTTGTCATTCCAGATGCAGTAAAAGTAATTAACCAATAACCTGTCGATGGGAAAGAAAAAATTCCCGAAGATTCTGTTACAGCACTTAAAGAACCTTGGGGAGAAGTATCACATCTTTCCCAGTTTGATGTAAGATCTCCACTTGAAGTTACATCTGCTGTAATTCTCCATTGATCTGCTACTGTGATTCCACCAAAACCTGAAGCCGTTCCTAAATTAGAAATCGTTGCGCCTGCAGGAATAGTTATCGTATCCCCACTAGCTCCAATAGTAATAGTATTAGCATTCTCGTTGATAATATTATTACCTGCTGCGTCCTGAATTGTGTCTGCTTTTAATATACTAGTCATTATGCTCCTATTTTATATCCTAAAAAATAACATCTTGATTGTGAAGTGCTATTTTGATTACAATTCCATGTTCCACCAGAACTCATATCTGCGTAGGCCATTAATTTAATTATATCGCCTTCACTTAAATCTGCAACCACAGATGTTCTGTTTGTAAATCCTGTAGTAGATCCTGTTGAAGCGTCCCAATATTCTTCATTTAATTGAGTTCCTCCATTTTTATCAAAATACATAAAGGTTGAGTTAAAATTATTTCCTCCGGAAGTACAAAAGATTGTAGAGTAAAAAAAATATTTTCCAGCCTGTCCTGTTGGGACTGTAAATTTTCCATCGGCTGTGTTGTAGGCACTATTAGTATCATACCTTTCACTATCAAAAACTATTGTAGTAGCAGTAGCATCGGCAATTCCTGTTTGATCTGCTGATAATTCAGCAAAAAAAGCTGGTCTATTAACATTAACAGTTACACCTGATCCAATAGTAATATTACCAGATCCTGCGCTGTTTGTTATTTCTCCTACTTTTAAAATTCCGTCTGCCATAATTATTTCGGATTATCCGTCCTTACTTTATTATATTTAACTACATACTCATCCCATTTTGTAGTGTCTGCACCTATTTCTTTTTCTGTATAGGCTTCTACAAATTCTTTTAAAGATGGATATTGTGTATCTCTTGATCTTGCATAAGCTAAAGCATCATACTCAGCTTGTAATTCTGTTTGTTTAGCTAAAATTTGTTCGTTAGTAATATTTGTAGGATTACCATCATGCCAAGTAATTTTATTAATGTCATCTGCACTAACACTTACTTGAGCATCTGATTTTAAAGCTTGAATAGATTTGATTATATCAGTCATTATGCTCCTATCTCCATTACTGTAATTGATGAAGCAGCTCGAGTTGAATAAGCCGCATCTGCATCGCCAGCATCTCTATTTAGATATAATGTACCACCACTCTCAGCTAACCATTGTAATTTATAAGTTAAAGCACTTGTGCTTGAAGGTGAGTCTAGATAATGTATATTTCTTTGCTGTGATGTCCTACCATTTGGCATTAGACCACCAGCAGATGCTCTTGTTCTTGATGATGACGCATCTCCTATAAATAAAGCAGTTGTATCTCTCATTAATTGAATAGAACCAGAATAATTAATAGTTTCTCCTGTGTTAGTATTAGCAAAAACTAAAATTTTACTAGAAGTTGCTGCTGGTGTTATGGCCACACTCATTCCACTAATATCATTGAAAGATGTAGCTGTTGTGCTATCAGTATCGGTCTTTACAGTTTGAACTACTTGTAAAACTTTTCCACCACCAAATCCTGTCGCCGTTCCAGAGTTTACAATCGTCGCCCCTGAAGGTACAGTTATAGTGTCCCCTGAAGCGCCAACTTGTAAAGCTGTGCCTGTAGCTGGTTGTATTAAATTTGTTTCTAATGTGCTCATTATAATATTGCGAAAGTGCTCCCTGATGGAATAGTGATTGTACCACTTACTGTAACTGGACCAACCAATGCTCCGTTGTTAGAACCCGACATAGATATACTCGACCATGTCTGAGCGTTTTTTAAAAAAAATGTTGACGCTAAAGAACCAGCGGTCACCGTCGCGTCTGTCGGCGTGCCGATGTCAAATGTATCACCCAAGACTACACCAAAAAAAGTATCCGATGCAGCAGGATTGCCGGTAAAAGAAATTGTGGACCCTGTAATAGTAAAGGCTGAAATCGGTTCTTGGATCACAGATGAAACAGAAATAATAACCGATGCTTCGTTTCCTGGAGACACAGCTGTCCCGCCAACCGTTAAGTTAAACGGTCCTGGTGTTGATCCGGTGAATGACGATGAGATGTCATCCAAAATTTGATACGCACCTGTTTGGGGCGATTTTCCGACGTATGCCATATGTTAGTTCCTTTACTCTGTTGGGATTGGATTGTCAGTCTTCACTTTTGCTACATGGTCCTTCCATGTAGTAGTACCGTCTACATTATCGTGGTACTGCATGTCGAGCTGGCTATTCCAGTCACCATAGGCGCTTCTTCTTGCAGATCTTGCAGCGTTTTGTCTCTCATCGAGATCAGCAGCAGTGTCTACAGCGTCAAGTTGACTTGATGATGGTTGAGCTACACCTGAAACATTCCATTCTTTGATGTAAGGGCCTTGACCATTTGAGTCATCCTGAAGCAAAACGTCCCTTAAAAAGTCAACAGATGCCACGCCGTTATTAGCGCAATACTGCTTAACTTTGCTTGATAGTGATGCCATAGTTTGTTCTCCTTTGTTATCTTATATTATGGTTTTGTTGGAAATACAACAGCATTTGCTTGTTCGACTGTCGTAACTCCGTTAGTTAAATCTCTTAATTCCTGCCTGTAAGTAGTCATATCGCTTGACATGGTTCTGTCAGACATTCCATGAAAGTCTGTTTCTGCTAATTTAGCGTTTCTTTTTTGTCTTAAATCTGCCATAGCATTGTCTAATTCTACCTCTGGTATTTTAGCTTCTATGTCTGCTTTAGGAATTGGTGATGTTCCATTTTCCCAAACAATAGTATTTATATCATCTGCACTAACACTTACTTCAGCATTAGGATTTATTTTAAGTATTGCTTTTATTACTGTGTTCATAATTTATCCTGAAATTTCA